CTTCAGCCTGGACTAGTTCGCTGTATATGCTCATATTAATACTCCGTTGGTGGTTTATGCTTCAAGATACCCGCCGAATGCTTGCCAAGTGTAGTCATTGACATCAAGCACAATAAGGCCAGCGTCTCCGTGGCTTTCCTTTGACAGTGCCTTGGCGTCTTTGTCTATCACGGCCTGAATGACTTCCGGCTGTGCATTCCAGAGCCCAAAGGACAGACATCCGTCATCATCTTGTGTTGCTTCCTGTATCAGCCTGGCTGAAGCATATGAAACATCGGCCCCGCGTGACTCCATACGGTTTTTAAGCCGTTCAAGGATGGCAGGGACTTCTGATCCCATCCAATGAAGGTATATGACTGGTGATACGTTTTCCCCGTCTGTTACAACAATTAATGCTCTGTCGCCCATGATTAATACTCCGTAGTTAGTTCGCACTCTGTATCGGTAATACATCCAAGATCTTGAGTATTGAATGCGTTATTGATTAGCAGGGCTGCCATGATCACAGCCATAACAAGCCCTGCCAGGGTTCCGGTATGCATTCTAGTTAACCCGATAGATGAAGTAATCGCCGTGTTCTTGTTCTTCGCCGTCATAAGACGACAGGAAGTGACCGCGCCCATCGGCCATCATGGCGGAACCAACAAAAGCGCCAAGTCCGCATGATTGCTCAATAACCTGAAGAATAGGGCCGTTAGCGTCTTCACACTTCTCTGAAGCAAAAGCGAACATCTCCTCAGGGAGTCCGGTTTCACTAGCCAGGAATGAGGCATTGAATGCCCAAACAGAGTCTTTTATATACTCCTCGCAAGCGGTATCGGCTTCCTCATCTGTACCAATAGCGTATTGCTGGTTTCCATAGTCAAACGTAGTCATGCCGTAGCTATCATAAATACACTCGTCAAGCTCTGACGGTTCACAGTCAAGATATGCGGCTAAAGCGAGGCATTCAGGGCTAAAGATATCAATGTTTTCTACTGTATTCATTGTATTACTCCTTTGGCTAAGGTCGGGATATTCCCGTGTATGCACTCTCTGACAGTGCATAGGCTGGAATACTTAAGATATGAATTCACCATTACTTGAAAAGTAGTATTCGTTGCATTCACAAGTTTCTTTTAGTGCTTCATCCGTATAGGTATACTCCCAGTCTGCAATGTAGGCTTTAACCCAGTCATTCAGACAATCGTTAATTAGCTCTTGAAAATCACGGGTATCAGGGGTTTTCATAAAGGCGCGTATGCTGTCTAACAGATTCTCGTCAAGGCAATACCCGGTAAAAGGACAGTTTCCAGACAATAACTTGTCAAGGTCATGATTGTTTTGCAGATATTTGAACAAACGAACGCCAGACAATGTGGCAATGTCCTCATCCTGAATTTTCCCGGTAGCGTATGAATAGCTACAGGTACTGATTGAATAATCCAGGTCTGAAAGGTTGAATTCACTGCAAAACCCTTTGAATGAATCAACGTTTTCACCTTGCCAGCCATACAGATCATGCCAGTTACTCCTAATCCAGTCATAGACGGCTTCCGGGTTAGGGTGGTCTGCTATGGTATATCCTGTAGTACAGAAGTTTTGCATGCTCATGGTGTATTACTCCATTAGTGGTGGATAAGTTAAGGGGCTTCCGTTACATATTTAAGGTAAAATGGGTTTAGGTTGTGCTTACTCCTGAGGATCTCAAGTAAATGTTCTTCATTGTCGGCCTCGATTAATGCGCCTTCATTGCGTTTACCCAGGATCTTCGGGAATAGTTTAGGCTGTGATATCCGGCAGTTATGCTGTACTCTGTAAAGCATGGTAGTACTCCTTAGTTAAGTTACAGTTACTCTATCGGCAATTGTTTCGATTACTTAAGGGTTAACTTGCAAGATCAAGATACGGATAACCGCAGATCAATGCGGCTTCCTCATATGTGCCGTTAAAACCTTCGGCTTCATATAACTCGTTAACCTGGGCTATAAAATCATCAGCTTCATCACCTTGCATAAAACACAGGTCATTGCCTTCACAGGTCATAGCTACCCATTCAAAAGGCGAATTAATATCTATCTCAAGTTCACTTGAGCGCGAATATTCAAGTTGTTGATGTAGGATGCTATTCATAGGATATCTCCGTATTCAATTGCGAAAATGGGCTCTTGAGTGTTGCGGTCACAAATAACGAGGTTATGTTGGTCATCATCAATTGAAACCTTGCCTTTACTATTGTCTGATAAATAGCCTTGATCTCTCATAGCCGCCAGTATCTTGCGAGTGTTATCAAGGGTTTCAAGGTCAATAGTTCCGGCACTAAACCATTGATTCCAATACCATCCACAATTAGACCGCCATGCATCTATAGAAAGTACTTGATATGTTTTCATAATGTATCTCCGTATTAAGTAGGTAGAATGTGGCTACACTTCAAATCTAGACGAAAACAAGTATGTTTACAAGTGACTTATCACAAATAATCACTCAATATCCATCACAATTCCTTATCAATAACCATAGAGGTATAAGAACCATGGCAGGATCACCATTCAACGAGTACGGGTTGACTGCCAGGCAAGAGCTGTATGTAAGTGACTACGTCCAGAACGGCGGGAACGGTACAAAGGCTGCCAAAGCAGCTGGATACAGCGATAGCTCAGCACACCAGCGTTCGTATGAGTTCCTGAGAATGCCTAAAATACAGGCCAGGATGGAAACCCTTGTCAGGGAGCACATGAATACCTATGTTCCTGCGTGTTTAAAGTCATTGGCGCAATTAGCTGTCTCTGCTCTAAGTGAAACAGTGAGACAGACAGCGGCGAACAACTTGCTGGACAAGACAGGCTATAAAGCCCCTATTTTGCTGGAAGTAACAGACCACAGATCACAAGATGACGTTGACAAAGAGCTTGCGGTACTACTTGGCCTTGATAGCCTTGATGTGCCCGACGAACAAGCCGACACCCATAGCCAGGCATTGGTCAAGCACTGATCGTTGCTTAGGTGGACGCTGAGACAGCCAGGCTATGGCATCCCTGTTATTTCTGAAGGGGGACAGGGTAAGTGGTGGGTGAGTGCAGCTGTGTAGGTATGAGCGTTGATGTGTGTTGCTGTACTGCTGTGAATATGTAGGGATGGCCAGACGGACCCCCCACCCCCTTAAATCTGCCTGGAGCTGTGTATGAGTATAGGCCCCATCCAACATCTTCCCCAGAATCCCCGTTTATAATCGTTCTCTAATATAAAATTCGGTCTCAAAATACCGGTTTTCTGAATTACCGCTTTCTATTTCTGCATAGTTGTGTATCATATGGGTATAAATTGATGCAGAGATGCGGGAGATTAATATGGAGTTTTCGGCTTTATTGGAGCGCTCCGGGATCACGAAGGCGGAGTTAGCCAGGCGGATAGGGGTTACGAAGTCCAGTATTTACCGGTGGGGGACGGACAGGGCTGCGCCTGGTTATGCGGTTGCTTATTTAGAGTTATTGATCAAGTACAACCGGGTGCGGCCATGATCACCAAAGGGCATATTCCATTCGATATCCTCAATTACAGTGATGGAAAGCATAAATTAGTCCAGGTAGATGCAACTGACGAAGAGGTTGCAGCCATGATAGCAGAGCATGAAGGCGATTTTGATTGGGATATTCGCTATAAAGACAAGAAGCCCAAAAAGTGTTCTCACGAATGGGTTGTCCATTTTATTGATCGAGCTGCTTCACTCGGTTTACCCAAACGTGATGCTAAGCCGTTTATGACTGATATTTCAGTCTGTCGATTCTGCGGGGAAGTCAGCTATATTTTTAAGGGCAAGGTAATGCCATGAAAGAGTGGCGCGCTGCTCCAGGACAATATGTCAGACAAGCGAACAAGCGTTCTGATCTCGTAGTCTATGAATCTCTGACTGTTTCCGAGCTTATTATGGTTTTGATGAGATATCCTGAACACATGCCTGTTGTTGGGACATACGAAGGGATCTACGGGGATATGAAGGATCCTGTTGTTCAACCTGTTAGTAGGGGTAGGGATACCTTTGAGTGCCTGGTCTTTGATATCGAGTATTCGGGGCAAGAATGATCTACATCATCTCTCCCAGCAAGGCTGCGGTATGGGATCTGGTATTTGATATGGGGATATCAGATGGGCAATGGGCGCAGATTACTTCTCCGCATCAGATGCATGACATTCGTGATGCCAGATATATATTACATAGGCGGGGAAGTACCTTCTCCGAGAAAAAGCTCGACAGGATTAAAACCCTGATTAAGGATCAAGAGTGGCAGGCGGTGTGGGAATGAACCCCTATAAGTTCATAGCCATAGCTCTTGTAATATCTATCCCTGTCCAGGCTGCGGATACCTTTATATATGGGGGGCTGGGTCTTGGGGCGTATTTTACGGGTATGGGGCGTCCTGAGATTACTACCCCGAATATGTTAGGGGACATCACCTTTGGTGTGGGGATGGAGTTTGAAGACGATGTAGATGTTCGTTTTGGTTACGAGCATTGGTCGAGTCTGGAGGGCTTCCCTGATGTATTCAGTGTCTCTGAAGGCGAGAAAGGGTACGGCTTTAACGGGGTATGGTTGAAGGTGGAGAAGAGGTTTTACTTAAATAGATGAAGATTGTTTCATGTGGAACAAGCTATGCAGATAGGTAAGTATGTGCTTATAGAGGGTGATGACTATTCTGATTTCTTCATCCAGCACGAAGACGGTGAAGGAATGGGCGTTTCTACGGAAAGGCTTGAGGAATTAATTGAAGAACTGTGGGCAGACTTTTAAAGGAGAACTGACATGAGCAGCGGCGTATCAAGGTTGAAGAAGGCCAGAGCACAGCAGAAGTCACAGCAGAAGAAGAAGAAATGAAAAGACGCGGTTTCTTAGACTATGAGCCTGAATTCAAGGATCTATTCAAGTGAATACGACGACGAGTCGTGGTGCGAGAGTCAGTGCGTGCATTGTAACCATCCTGTGTTCGGGATTGCTCGGGTTTATTATCTGCTACACCAGTATGGACAGGCCGACTTCGATCCAGGAAGATTCGACCCATCTGACTGATCCGTTGGGTATTCGATAAGGAGACAATACAGGTGGTTCGAGTTAAGTGACGGAACTCTCCGCGCTTTCAGACAAAGAACGAAACAAGTTAATTATGAAGCTGCCACCCGAGCAGCGAAGGAAAGCCCTGGCGCTCGTCAAGGAAAAGGACGAGATAGACCACTTCAACCAGTGGGACTCCTACAAACCCTACAAGAAACAGATTGAATTCCACCATACGATTGCCCGGGAACGACTCTTTGAGGCCGGCAACCAGCTCGGCAAGACGTATGCCGGCGGCATGGAGATGGCCTATCACCTAACCGGCAAGTATCCAGACTGGTGGGAAGGGAAGCGATTTCCGGCCAACAAGCCGATCAAGGCCTGGGTAGCCGGTGAATCTGGCGAGAGTACCCGGGATAACCCGCAGCGTCTGCTTGTAGGAAACATTGGCGACTGGGGTGCCGGCACGATCCCAAAACACCTGCTGGGTAAGAAGTCCATGGCCCGGGGTGTGGCCGACCTTATAGATAATTTTGCCGTCAAGCATGTCTGTGGGAAGTGGTCCCAGGTCTTCTTCAAGTCCTACGGGAAGGGCCGGGAGAAGTGGCAGGGCGAGACTGTTGATGTCATCTGGTACGACGAAGAACCACCCATAGACGTGTATTCCGAGGGCGTCACAAGGACAAACAAGGTGTTGGGTCCGAATATTGTCACCTTTACCCCCTTGAAAGGTATGTCAGAGGTGGTCTACCGCTTTCACGATCCGAACAACAAATCCTCTGCAAGGGCCGTTATCCAGATGACTATCTGGGATATCGTAAAGGAAGGGGGTCATTACACCCAGGAAGAGGCCGATGCGATTGTAGAGGCCTACCCGGAGCATGAGAAGGAAGCCCGGGCCGAGGGTAAGCCGATGTTGGGCTCTGGACGTATATTTCCTATTTCCGAGAAATCCATCACCCTGGGTTACGACTACCAGGTTCCCAGGTACTGGCCTCAGTTGATCGGTATGGACTTTGGCTGGGGAGATCACCCCACAGCAGCCCTGAAGGCCTCCTGGAACCGGGAAGCAGATCGTATCGTCCTGTGCGAAGAGTACAAGCGCCGGGAAGCCACCGATATTGTTTCTATCCATGCCAGCGCCCTACGGGCTATCGGTGGCGTGGACATCCCTATTGCCTGGCCGCACGACGGAAAGATGGGCAACAAGGCTGACGGGACAGAGGTGGCTGTCATGTACCGGGACCAGGGCCTTTACATGCTTGAAGAACACGCCACTATGGAACAGGGCGGCTTCGGTGTGGAACCCTCTATCCAACGCTGCTACGAGCGCATGAAGACGGGCCGGCTTATGTTGATGCCACACCTGGTTATGCTCCTTGACGAAATACGGATATATCACCGCAAAGACGGCAAGGTTCAGAACGTCCGTGACGATCTGATCGCCGCCATGCGCTACCTTGAAATGATGCTGAGATTTGCGGAAGTGGTCTCAAATCGCTTTGATTCAGACAACCAGGACGACACATATGCCTCAGATTCAGACAGATCCGCTATCGGCGGATACTGACGAAATGCCAGATCCAACAGACTTGGACGAGATGTATGACGAGGATCCAGACGAGGCGCCTGAAGCTGAACCGATAACAATGCAGGCTATTCTGATGAATGCCACCAATGTGGCTGAAATCATGACCGACGACGAATTGTCGCGCATGGCATCGAAGATAGATCAGGAATACGAGATAGACAAGCAGTCCAGGACCGACTGGTTAAAGCGGTCCCATGATGCGATTGATCTTGCAAAACAAGTGGTTAAGGTAAAATCATACCCCTGGCACAAGGCGTCAAACGTCAAGTATCCTTTGGTAACAACCGCGGCTATTCAGTTTGAAGCAAGAGCCTATCCCGCCATTGTTGCCGGCGTCGATATTGTAAAAACCACCGTCAACGGATTCGACCCTTACGGCCAGAAGCGTAAGCGCGGCGCGCGGATCGGAATGCATATGAGCTGGCAACTCCTGCATGAGATGAAGGAGTGGGAGGAGGAAACAGACAAACTTTTGCTGATTGTGCCCATTGTTGGCATGTGCTACCGGAAAACATATTTTGACAGCACCAAGCGCCGGAACGTATCGAAGCTGGTACTTGCACAAAACCTTATTACGAATTATGCAGTTAGCTCGTTCAACGACTGCAATCGCAAGACAGAAGAACTCGAACTGTATCCGCATGAAATCACAGAAAGGATACGTTCAGGGGTATTTATAAAATTCGAGTTCGGAGAAGCACAACCCCGGGGCTCTGAGCATACAGCTGACGCCAAGAAAGCAGCGGCGCCGAACGATCCTGACGCACCACACCTGTTCCTGGAACAGCATCGCTTGTACGATCTTGACGAGGACGGCTATCCGGAACCCTATATTTGCACCGTTCACAAGGACTCCGGGAAGACGGTTCGCGTAGTCCCCAGGTTCAACGAGAACACCATCGAGGTTAACGAGCAGGGGGAAGTCGTCCGGATCGAGCCTGACGAGTACTACACCAAGTACGGCTTCTTACCGAACCCTGACGGATCCGCGCACGATATTGGCTTCGGTGACATTCTGATGCCAATCAACGAATCCATCAACACATCGCTAAATATGATGCTCGATGCAGGTCATAAACAGAATGTGGGTGGTGGTTTTATCGGTTCTGGCCTAAGAATGAAGGGCGGGGTTATCAAACAAAAGTTAGGTGAGTATGTCCCTGTCCCGAGTACCGGGAAGTCCATAAAGGAAAACCTGATAGAAATAAACCATCCCGGTCCTTCTGCAGTCCTGTTCCAGTTATTAGGTCTGATGATAGACGCCGGCAAGGATATTGCGTCCATTAAGGACATCCTGACCGGGGAACAGAGCGTATCGAACACGCCGGCATCCACCACCCTGGCGCTTATCGAACAGGGCCTGAAAGTCTTCACAGCGATCTACAAGCGGATCCATCGCTCGTTCAAACAAGAATTGGGCCTTCTTTACAAGCTGAATCAAAAATATATGGAGCCAAAGCAGTATTTCATGCTCCTGGACGCTCAAGATCCTATCGAGGTTCTGAAGAACGATTATCAGATTGAGGATATGGATGTGCTTCCGGTCTCCGATCCAACCATGGTGACTGACATGCAGCGCATGGCCCGGGCAGAAGCACTCCTGCCGATGGCACAAGATCCGGACTTCAACGGGCGTGAGATCAAGCGCCGGTACCTGGTTGCCATGGGTATCGAGGATATAGAAGGGCTGTGGGCAACCGAGGAACAGCAGCAGGGCGCATCAGAGCAGCAACAGAAGCAGATGGAACTTGCCATCAGAGAGCTGGAAACGAAGGAAACAGAAGCCAAGGCAAAGATTCTGAGAGCCAATACATCCGGAGTTCTGGATATCGCAAAGGCAGAGGCCGAGGAGTACGGCCAGCAGTTGGAGCAGTACCGAGCTTACCTTGAGACACTAAAGCAGATAGACGAGGCATTGAATGGACAGCAAGCTAATCAACCGGGCGGAATGGGACAGCCTCAAGGGGCACCCGGGGTTCCGCAAGTACCGGGCGTACCAGGGCCTGTTTCTTGAATACCTCAAGGATCAATGGGCTGACGGCCTGATAGCAGGTGAAGTTGAGAACGCAGAAGCATCCGGCAAAGCCCAGTTACTGAAAGACATGGTGGCGCTTGATTACGATGACATAAGGAAGTTTTTCATAGAGGCAGGACACATAAAGGAGACACAGGAAAATGGCTCAGATATTGAAAGTGAATGATGAACTGGCACTACCTGAAGGGCTGGAAGAGACCGTTGATCTCAGAAATTATAATCCATCCGGAATCAAGCCGGTGGAGTACAAGTGCCTTATCAAACCCTATGCGATCCACGAAACAGACGAAGCAATAAAAAGCGCAAGGGAAGCTGGGATCATTATTGATCCGCAGACAAGCGACCGTGAACAGATGGCCCAATGCGTGGCTCTCCTGGTTGCTGTGGGTGGCGATGCCTTTAAAGACTGGAACCCGGAAGGGCCCATACCAGTTCCTGGGGACAGAATTAATATTGCCAAGTATGCCGGTGTAAGCGTACTGGGTGTCGATGGACGTGGGTATCGTCTTGTCAACGACAAGGACATTGCCGGTATACTTTTCGATCCAGAATCATAATGGGTATTGATTTCAGACCTACTGAACTTGCTACGAAGTGTAAGGAAGAAACAACCTATCACATGAGTATCAGGCATAAGAAATCAGGACTTGTCGTAGCAGATAGCGGACAGAATAAATTTGTCCTTGAGTGCGAGTTACTTGAGAAACTGAGAAAGAAACTGAGAAACGACCAGGAGAAAGAAAATGCCAGAGGCAGCGCAGCTTGAAGAGGAGCTTGAAGGCGAAGATATTGAGCTTGAAGGCGGTGAAGATAAAGAAGAGAAAGTAGAAGAGGTAAACGAAAAGGCAAACGAAGAAAACATAGCCCTTGCCAAATCCATGGGCTGGGTGGACGAAGATGATTTTCGTGGGCCAAAATCCAACTGGGTAGACGCCGACAAGTTTGTAGAAAAAGGCATGAACGATCTACCTGTGTTGCGGGAAAGACTCCGTGCGCAAAGCCGGCGCTTAGCTGACATGGAAGGTGATATAACCGACTTCAAGACGCACCACGAACAGTCCCTGGCAAGGGAATATCAGCGTGCGATGACAGAGCTTGAAGACAAGCAGCTTGCAACTGTCGAAGAGGGTGACAAAGACGAATACCAGCGCATCCAGAAGCAGAAGCAGGAATTGGCTGCATCTCAACCACGAACAGCCTTAACAGGATCTAAAGCGCCTGAGAACCCGCTATACTCAAGCTGGAAGGACAAGAACGCTGAGTGGTTTGAAAAAGATTCTGACATGACCGTATATGCAAACCGCATGTCCGATTATATTGCAGAAATGAAACCCGATCTGATCGGCAAACAGGGGTTCCTTGACGAGATAGACAAGGAGGTTCGGGCCAGGTTCAGTGACCGGTTTGAAAATACCAACCGTGATATCCCAAATACGGTTGAAGCTGGAGGAAGGGCGCCAAGGCAAAGAGGGAAAAGTAAAGGCTATGGTGACCTGCCTGGAGAAGCGAAAGCGGCGTGTGATAAGTTTGTTCGTCGCGGCCTTATTACGAGAGAGCAGTACGTAAAAGACTATGAATGGGAGTAATACATGACACAGCCAGCAAGAACACGAAACCAGCGTGAAGATTCAAGGCCAGCCACCAGAGAGGAAGCAGCACCGAGGAAAAGGCGAGTACCTTTAGGATCACACCGCTCCGTTCTGGACGCAAAAACCCGCGAGGGATTCCACAGGCTTTGGGTAAACGACTATCCCGAAGGGCATCTGCAACAAGCCCTGGATGGTGGTTATACCTTTTGTGATGCCGAGGAACAGAAGGACGGTAACATTCGCAGCTATGAACTTGGCACCATGCGCTCTGAAATCGTTGGTACAAGACCTGACGGTTCTTCAATGCGGGGATACCTGATGGAGATTAAGAACGAATGGTATGAAGAGGATATGGCTGAATCACTTAAACCGGCTCGTGAAATCGACGATCAGATCCGTAGTGGTACGGCTGGCGATGATGGCAACGAGCATGGCAACGAAAATCGTTATGTCCCGGAAGGCGGGATTAAGTACGAAACGTAGTTGCCTTTTCTCTTTGGAGATTCACAATGGCAAATTCTGACACTCCGCAGGGACTTGTCCCTGTTAGATATCTAAATGGAGCGCCTTACAATGGTCAGTGTCGTCCGTATGTTCATGCGGCTGGCGACGCTGTTGCATTGTTTATTGGTGATCCCGTTACCCAGGCAGGCACTACCAATGCCGCTGCCGTAGGTAGCTACAAAATAGGCGAGCTTGAAACAGTCAAACTGGTTACCGCAGCATCAAATACAGTGCCGATTGCCGGTGTTGTTGTTGCTGTTGATCCGCTTACAGGCGCTGGTGCTGACGGTCGTGATTCTACTATCTATTGTGCCGCGTCAACCGAGCGTGTCGTTTGGGTTGCTGACGACCCGATGATCGTTTTCCAGATTCAGGAAGACGACGATACTGCCGCAATTGCCTTGACGGACTCTGCTGCTAACTTCGATCTGATTGCAACAGCAGCTGGCAGTACCATCACTGGCATATCCGGTTTTGAACTGGATAGCAGTACGTCAACGGTGGACGCAACAGGGGATCTCCAGGTACTTAACATTTCCAGAATCGAGAATAACGATTTTGGTGGTGGTTTCGTCAAGTGGGATGTTCGTATTAACCTGCACCGCTTTAATAGCGGTACTCTCGGCATAGCATAAGGAGAAGGATTATGGCTGGCGTAATTACAACTGGCAATCATCCCAAAGCCTTATGGCCTGGGATCAAAGCAATTTGGGGCAGACAGTACAACGAACACGCTGTTGAATATACCGACCTGTACGATGTGGATGACTCGGATCAAGCCTATGAAGAGGATTTCGAGGTAACAGGTTTCGGCCTGGCACCTGTGAAGCCCCAGGGCGAAGGTGTGCAGTTTGACTCTGAAACACAGGGTACGGTATCCCGTTTTACCCATGTAGCATATGCACTGGGTTACATCGTAACGAAGGAAGAACTGGACGATAATCTGTACGAACAGGTATCAGGTCGTCGCGCCCAGGCTCTCGCCTTCTCCATGCGGCAGACGAAGGAAAATGTCGGTGCGAACGTCTATAACAAGGCGTTTACCGGTGGTGCCGTAGGTGGTGATGGGCAACAGCTCATTGTCGCTACTCACCCGACTCGTTCCGGAAGTCAATCCAACCTGCTTTCGACTGCTGCAGAGCTGTCAGAAGCATCAATCGAGGCGATGATTATCCAGATCATGGACGCGAAGAACTCTCGCGGCCTGAAGATCAATCTGATGCCCGAGTGCCTGAACGTCCCACGTCAACAGTGGTTTGAAGCAAATCGCATCCTGAAATCCGTATTGCAGAACGATACGGCCAACAACGCTACCAACGTGTTGAAGGCTACTAACGCGCTGCCGAAGGGTATCAAGGTGAATCACTACTTCACCAGTGCAACGGCCTGGTTTATTCGCACGAATGCTCCGCGTGGCATGATCTGCTACAACCGCAAGAAAATCGAGTTCACCAAGGATAACGACTTCAACACGGAAAACGCCAAGGCAAAGAACTACGAGCGTTATTCGTTCTACTGGTCGGACTTCCGGGGGATCTACGGCACGCCGGGCGTGTAGTAGAATAGGATCTCTCAGTGCCTATCGGCACTTTTGCAGGGGCCGGTCACACGGCTGGCCCTTTTTTTTAATCTTATTATAGATCCCGGTTAAGCGGGAGTTGACTCCCGAAAAGGGAAGGAAAAGATCATGTCCAATCCAACACAAATCACCAGTCTGATGATCCCGTCGGAAACAATCTCGGCAGCAAGAACGCTGACGAAGAAGGACTCAGGGAAAACCTTTATTCTTAATGCTGCTGCTGGTGTTACCGTGACGCTTCCGGCTCTCAAGAACGGATTGTTCTTAACATTCGTTGTCGGCGCTGTCTTTGCGACCAGCAACTTTGTTATTGCGTCCGCAGAGGGTGATAACATTGAAGGCAGTATTATCGTTGCTGGCGCTGTTGTCGATGTAGATGCAGCTGACCAGATCAATTTCGTTAATTCAGCAGAGAACATCGGCGATTTTGTTGAACTGTACTGCGATGGTACTTACTGGTATCCGATTGCAAGCGGTGGCCTGGGTAGCGGTTCTATTACAGCAACCGGATAATTGGACGCGGCATAACAGGAGAATGACATGGCATTTGCAACAACCAGTCCTGAAGACAACCGCGCAAGAGTTGTGCAGACATTTGGCACAACTACAACCGGTGAAACAAAAGCGCTTATTCTGAGTGGATGCAATGTAGACCAGAGAAATTTCTTTGACATTTCTGTCCAATTTACCGGAACAGGAACCGTTTCTCTCGAACGCAAACGTCCAACAGAAACAGCTTGGAGAATTATCGAGTCATACACCACTGACACAGAAAAGATAGGCGAAATTCATGGTAACTGGTATGTACGTCTTAACGTGTCCGCCCATGGTGGCTCAGGTGATATTGACTGCGAGCTGGCGCAAGCATAATGAGTGTCCCAAGGACCGGTGATAGATGTATAGCCCGAGGTATAACAAGAGACATAACTGCAAGTCCAACCAGGATTTGTGGGGCTGGTACCACCGGCCCTCAGCCAAGTCAGGGTTGGTCTGACGGTGAAGATTGTGCCGGGGCCGAGGGTGATGATAGTGAAGTAGTTGTTGAGTTCTCTGCGGCTGTATCATTTTCAGACGGTGAGACCGGGATAACTATAACGGCGACCGGAGGGAAAACACTAACAACGACCTCAACAACGGCATCAGGAAATGCTGTTATTACTTATTTCGGGAATTGGGATACACCTCCGATTGCAGGCGATACCATTACAGTTGCCTATGATTCAGGAGTTGGTGACTATAATGACGGTGTAGCAGATCCAAATACAACGTTTACAAGCAGCTTTAGCTATGCAGTAGATAACTGCCTTAACCCGCCAGCTTTACTGTCAGCAATAGCAACAGGGCTCAACACTATTGTCCTCACGTTTGACAAATCTATAACCGGGGATGAAAAGCTTGGCGTTACATGGGGAGGGACAACTCCTGTAACAACACCAACCGCTACTGGCCTTCCTGGAACCACGATTACTTATACTACAAATGAAACGTTGTATAGCAATAGTGTTGTAACGTGGTCATATACTGAAGCAGTTGGTGATATAACAAGGGTTGATTCAGGTGCTGCGCTTGATAATGTTAGTAATTATCCTGTTGTTGTTACAGGTCTGGCAGCAGATGCTGCAGCTTTCCGCACGTCTTTTGTTTCTGGAACTGCTACCCCTGCCGGGGCTTCTCCTGTAGGGACATACACCTATTCCCGTACAGGAACAACACAGTCGATTGTTGACTTTGAAGGTATTACTAAATCAACACAGACCAGAGAAATAGGTTTTAATGGACAGCGACGGGTAGAGAATTTAGCTGACGGGGTTGATACGCAGACGATAACCGTTATCTCAGGGAATGAATATCAGATAACTATTTCAGAAGAGGGGCTGGAAGTGCCTACTACGGTTACAGCCAGTGGTGCTTTTACCGGAGTCCTTACCGGAGGTGAAGAAGGGGAAAGGATTTCATGGCCCAGTGGAACACCAAAAACAGCAACTACTACTTCCCTGACATTAACTGTTGCCGGAGATTTGACAGAATTACTTGTTGAAGACGTTACCTTGCAGACAGTACAAGTCCCGAGTGAAGAAGTAGTTGGAACGGAGCATGGCACTAATGTTGAAAATGTCATGTACAAGACTTACGCAAACGAGATCACTGTTAATGGTAGTGGTCTTATTGATGAATCTGGAAACCCTGGGACATCTTTTGCTATTCCGTCTGTTAATAAAGGCGTAGTCCTTTGGGCCGCTGGTGAGAACTTTGCAGATACTGACGATCAAAATACACAGACTATAGATTTAACAGCAGAGGCAACAGGTGATTATGTTTTTTCTGTGAAGGGCTCGGCTTCTTTTACGATTAGCGAAGGCACGTCAACACTTAGTAGCTTTGACTTTACGGCTACAGAAGCATCTCCCTGTAATTTTGATATGACAGTAGCGGGTACGGTTGTTTGTACTCTTGACTCAGGGACGCTTGATACCGATCAGGCAGGGAATTACCTGGTCCAGCTAGAAGCTGGCTTATGTCCTACTGCTTTTATTCCATCTCCTACGACTTCATCGGCAGTTAGGAATGCGGCTGATCTTTCCTATGACTCTGACAATTATACGGATCAGGGCTGGGCGGTATGTGAGTTTGATGTAACTCAGTGTGAACTGGACAGGGTTGCAGAACTTGGGGCTCCTCTGAGTCTTACCTTGTTTATTGTTCAGGATGACACAAGGTTTAGATGGCTGTATGCAAGGTTTGCCCAGGACGCCTTTTTGGATGCTGTATTAAGGGTAAGCTCAAAAGGTACAGGCACTACAAACACTCAGGACCACGCTATTACAGCGGGACACCATATTATCTCAATGACGTGGGATTCCTCTGACGGGACGTTAAGACAGTCGTTTGATGGTAATGCTGCTGATGGTGCTACTGCTGCGAACACTGTAATGCTGGCCTCAGAGGCTACCAGATATCATGTAGGTTATAACTTCCAGATTTCTGATCAAGACTGGTTAGACGGTACAGAAAACAGTATACAATTCGGTACTGGATTAATCAGTGATGCCGAGCTTGTTACTAAATCTACATTAGATTCACCTGTAATCCCAGACGGTTCAATCATTGATCCAACAGGCGGCGAAAGCATCGTTGATCCTGGCGACGGCACGACATACATAATCGAGGCATAGAATGGCTACTACAACACCGGAAAATGCAAGTTCGGCATACAAGTCGCAGATAAAGACGATTGCAAACTCATTACGAACGATAGCTGTTGGCGCTGATGCGGCCTACACAACGGTACAGGATGCTATTGATGCAATAGCGGACAGTTCTTTGACAGTGAGGTATCTTGTACAGGTTGAGGCG